CTTTGGGTGTAGATTAGTTACGTTCTCAACACCTAGTGTTGATCGACGTAACTTCTTTGTAGATCTTTTAGATCTCGATATAGACATCGAGCCTCAAACCAAAAAAGGTTTTGAGCGCTTGATGTCTTTTGTATCGACTCGGGGGTTACCCCCGACTTCCGATACATCTACTCCGTTGAGAAAGTTCAAAGAACTTGTCTCGACAGAGTTTAAGTCCGATCCTGAGCTGCTTAGGCAGCTCACGCTCGAGTCTTACCAACTGGGTTCTCAAGGACCCGTTCGTACGAATGCTGTGTGGCACTATTCAGTTAACCACGCAGGTTCTCTTATGTCCTCTGTACGAGAGGGCGGGAAGGCATCAGAAATGATGTCTGACTATCGTTCCTACTATGTGGACTATGTCCCCACAGACTGGGATGATATCGATACTCCATTCGGAGTTGCAAGAGAACGCCCAAACCTTCCTAGGTGGAAGACGTTCTTTCGAACGGTTGACGAAGAGTTAACCTTACTTCAAGCTCAGTTTCCAGGTCCCGATAGGGAGCTGGATGAGTTTGATATACACGGTCCAATAGGACTTAATGAGGGCTTTGCTACCCAAGTATTTTACTTGGCGTATCTTATGGCCCTTGACTACCACGATAGTGGTAGACCGATCCCAACAAGAGTTGTGGTCGTACATGAACAGGGTGCTAAAGCACGTGTTGTTTCATGTGGCCCATGGTGGAGTCAAGTTTTGCTTGCTCCATATGGGCATGCGACTCAAGAGAGTCTAAAATCGGATTACGATGGTAATCCGTGTTTATTCAGAAGTTCTCCCGCATGGGATGCTTTTCTGAATTTAGGTAATGTATACCACAGAAGTGGTATAGATTACTACATGTTTTCTGACATGACTTCGTGTACCGATGCCTATCCTAAGGATTTGGCTCGTTCACTTTTATCGGCCTATTGGGCCGGTTGTGGCATTGATGTCACTCTACCGGTTAACCGGTTGGCCTTCTGGGTTGCTACCTCTGAAAGAGATGGCATCTTTGAAGACGGTTCATCCGTTCTTATGGAACGTGGTGTCCTAATGGGAGAGCCTATGACTAAGTCGTTACTCTCCATTTTCATGTGTGCTGTTCGCCGACTTTCGTTGGTACAGTACGCAGGATCATTCGATAGGTTGTCGAACCCTTGGTTCTTCTTCCATATCGGTGGAGACGATCATTTCGTCCATGGTCCAGAACAGTTCCTAAGGAATACTGTCTGGATAATAACCACATCTGGTTTCATCATAGATGGTACCAAATATGGGATTACCTCCTTTGGAGGAAAATATCTCCAGAGTCCTTTCCTCCTAGAGGAAAGCCTCGTGG